CGAGTTCAATATCGCACACCATAAGTCACAATCGTTTTTCCGTCCGATCTCGAAGGATTCGGGAAAGTCGGGTTCTGGTCCACGACCGCATTTCGCGCTTTGCGATGAGGTGCACGAGCATCCAGACCGATCGACGATGGAAATGCTCGAGCGCGGCTTCAAGTTTCGTCGCCAACCGCTGCTCCTGATGATTACGAATTCTGGCAGTGACAAGAACAGCATTTGCTGGGAAGAGCACGAGCACGCAGTTCGGGTTGCAGCTGGGACGCAGACGCCAGACGAGGTGTTTAACTACGTCGGTGAAGTCATCGATGACACGACGTTTGCATGGGTTTGTGCGCTCGATAAGGCTGATGACCCTCTGAACGATCCGACTTGCTGGAAGAAAGCTAATCCACTTCTCGGGGTGATTCTGACGCACGAATATCTTGCAGGCGTTGTTGCTCAGGCCAAGCAGATGCCGGGCAAGCTGAACGGCATTCTGCGTCTGCACTTTTGCTGCTGGACCGATGCCGATAAGGCATGGATGCCGCGTGAGACTGTCGAAAGCGTCATGGACGACTTCGACCCCGAAGATGATCATGCTGACAAGCCGGTTTTCATGGGTGTCGACCTCTCGGGCAGTAAGGATATGACTGTACTTGCCTGCGTGGTTCCTACGGGTTTCATGGAAATGGAACGTGATGACGGAGCTACCGTCAGTCTGCCGACCTTTGATGCGTGGGTTGAGGCTTGGACGCCACAAGAAACTCTGCAAGCCAGAGCGCAGGCCGACAAAGCGCCGTATGAACTATGGGTGCAGCAAGGCTGGCTCAATGCTACGCCTGGCAAACGTGTCCGATATGACTTCGTTGCAGCACGCCTCCAACAGCTTGACCAGCAATTTGAAATCAAAGCGATTGCTTACGACCGCTACGCTTACGACAAGTTTCGCGAAGAGGTAGACGCGCTCGGCATTGAAGTCGACCACGTTGCCCATCCGCAGGGCGGTAAGGTCAGGGCTAAGCCTGAACCATCCAAGGTCGAAGCCGCTAAAGCTGCTGGCCTGCCATCGCCGCAAGGCTTGTGGATGCCGGGTTCAGTGCTGGCACTAGAAGATATGATCATCGATGGCCGAATTCGCATGAGGCGAAACCCGGTGTTGATGACTGCGCTCATGGGAGCCACGTTCGATCACGATCCGCAGGAAAACCGATGGTTTGTCAAAACGAAAGCTTCGGTTCGCATCGATGCCGCCGTCGCTCTGGCAATGGCTATCGGTGCTGCGATGGATACGCCGATTGAGCCAGATGAAAACCTCGATGACTTTATCAATAACATGGTCGTCATCGCCTAACTCACGACGGAGCGAATATGGGCTTCATTGATCGATGGGTCGGAAAACCCATCAAGCTCACCGACGGCGAGTTCTGGCGAGGTTTTTTCGGCCTTGGAACGACGTCAGGTGAAACAGTCAATTACGAAAAGGCTCTTGAGCTTGATGCCGTGTGGGCGTGCGTAAATCTCGTAGCGAACTCTGTGAAAACGCTGCCATGTAACGTTTTTAAAGACGATGGCGTCACAATCGATCGTGAAAACGTTCTCTATGAGCTGCTCCACGATATGCCCAATCTTGACGACACCGCGTCCGATTTTTGGGCCATGGTTGCGATGTGCCTTTGTCTGGACGGCAACTTCTTTGCGGAAAAGAAGATGAACGGCGGCAGGCTTACTGCTTTGAACCCTTTTCATCCACTCGCGGTTAAGGTCTGCCGTGACGATCGGAATAATCGCTATTACGAAGTGACTGAGACTACCAAAGGCAAGTCAGGCACAATCCGTCGTATCAGCGAAGACAAGATGTTTCACGTCCGCGGCATGGTCATTCCCGGCTGTGATCGCGGTCTTTCGCCAATTGGCGTTGTCAGGAACACTGTCGGCAATGCGCTTGCGGGTGAAAAGACGGCTGGCAAAATGTTTGCCAACGGCATGCAGGTTGCGGGCGTTCTTTCATCTGACCAGATCCTGAAATCAGAACAGCGTAAACAGCTTGGTGAAGTTCTTGGCCAGTTTGCCGGGTCTGAAAAGGCCGGCAAGATTGCTGTTCTGGAAGCTGGACTTAAATACCAGCAGCTAACGATCAATCCTCAAGACGCTCAGATGCTCGAAACACGACAGTTCAGCGTTGAGCAGATATGCCGTATCTTCGGCGTGCCCCCTGTCATGATTGGTCATGCTTCAAACGGGACGACGACGTGGGGTAGCGGTATTGAGCAACTTATCCTGCAGTTTACTAAGACCTGCCTCACGCCATTGCTGCGCAGCATTGAATCGGCCGTCTATCGCGATTTGCTAGACGCAAAGACCCGCAAAACGACTGTCGTGAAGTTCAATATGGAAGGCTTGCTGAGAGGCGATAGCCAAGCGCGCGCTGACTTCCTGCAGAAGATGGTCAATAACGGCATTTATACTCCGAATGAAGCTCGATCCTATGAAAACAAGGCTGAAATGCCTGGCGGTGACGAGCTCATCGTAAACGGAACAATGCAACCTTTGCACGGCATCGGCCACAACGGCGGACCATCGCTCGATGACGCGCCGGACACGCGCGCTGCTTAAGGATACTTTATGAAATTCGAACACATTTTGACGGCCTTTGAGGCTGAGCCGTGGGCGATTCAGCGCGAAAAACTGGCAGTTCTTGCGGATATTATCGCAGCTCGTGCGGCTGGTGATAAGTTTGTGACGTCTGAGTTTGCTGCTGCTGTTTCTGATGCTCGGGCGAAAGAAATTGCGGAAACCGACGGTAAGGTTGCAGTTATTCCTGTTTACGGGGTTCTCTCTGACCGTATGGACATGTTTTCTGCAATGAGCGGAGGCACTTCATATGCCGGCATCAAGCGGCAGCTCCACAAGGCGCTGTCGAATGACGATGTTAAGGCCGTCGTGCTTGACGTTGATAGCCCAGGCGGTTCTGTACCTGGCACCGATGAGCTGGCCACCGAGATCCGCAAGCTACGCGGTGGCGAAAAGCCGATCATTGCGCAGGTCAACAGTCTTGCCGCAAGTGCCGCATACTGGTTGGCATCGTCCGCTGACGAAATCGTTGTTACGCCTTCGGGCCGAGCTGGTTCGATCGGTGTCTACACCGCGCATGATGACATTTCGGCAGCTTTGGATAAGGCGGGCGTCAAGCGGACGTATATTTCCGCGGGCAAGCACAAGGTCGAAGGCAACGAAACCGAGCCGCTTGGCAAGGAAACGCTGGCGTATATTCAGGAAAGCGTGAACCGTTCGTATGAACGCTTCCTAACAAGCGTTGCCGATGGTCGCGGTATCACAAAAGCCCGTGTGGAAGCTGACTTCGGTCAGGGCAGAGTTTTCTACTCTGAAAAGCTTATCGAGCTGGGTATGGCTGACCGTGTCGCAACGCTTGACAAGACACTGGCACGCTTTGGCGCCGAAACCGAGCCAGCATATGTGCGCCGAGTGAAAGCATCTAACGCCGCAAAGGCCGATGCAGCCACGCTTCTTGCCTCTAAAATGGCAACAGGCGAACAGATTACCAAACGCGAATTCGAGAATGGTTTGAAGGGTCTTCTAAACCTATCGAATTCTGAGGCAGAGCGGGCCGCTCGGCTCTACCTCAAGGAAGGTCAGGGGGCTCCTGACGTCGAGACGGATGCTGCTGCTTTGGCAGCCCTAAACCGGCTTTTGGCCGAAGCAAACACACCACTCTTCAAAAATTAAGGAGCCACACATGGCTGATAATGTACTTGCCGATAAGATCGGCGAGCTTGGTACTTCGCTTGCCTCCATCAAGGAGCAGGTTGGCAATCTCGCTGTAGACTTTACGTCGAAACTTGCTGCTACCGGCGAGGTTTCGGCTGAACTCAAGGAAAAGACCGATAAGGCTCTGTCTGAACTCGGCGACATGACCACGCGCCTTGGCGATCTCGAAAAGCGTGCTGCGCGTGAAAAGGAAGAAGGCGCGAATGAACAGAAGTCGCTGGGCGATCTGGTTATCGACTCTGCCGATTACAAGGCTGGCATGCTGACAGGTTCGTCTCGCGGTTCGATCAAGGTGACGGCAGATCGTGCTGCAATCACTTCAGCCAACACGACGGTAGGCGCTGGTCGTAGTCAGGGCACTTCACTCGTTCCGGGCGCACGCGTGCCGGGCATCTTTGGTCTGCCAGAGCGTACTCTGACGATCCGCGATCTCGTGCTTCCGGGTCAGACTTCTTCTAGCTCTATCGAGTACGTGAAGGAAACCGGCTATACGAACAATGCGGCCCCTGTCGCTGAAACGACTGCAAAGCCATATTCGGACCTGACGTTCGATATGACTTCTGCGCCGGTTCGCACTATTGCTCATCTGTTCAAGGCTTCGCGCCAGATCCTGGACGATGCTCCGGCTCTTCGTTCCTATATCGATGGCCGTGCTCGTTACGGTCTGCGCTTTGCGGAAGAAAATCAGCTACTCAATGGCTCTGGTACTGGCCAGAACATTCACGGTCTGGTTCCGCAGGCAACCGCGTTCAATCCGGCGTTCGCCGCAGAGAATGAAACCGGCATTGACCGACTGCGCCTTGCGATCCTTCAGGTCGTACTCGCTGAATACCCGGCAACGGCATTTGTCCTCAATCCAATCGATTGGGCAAAGATCGAGCTGACCAAGGATCTTGGCGGGAATTACATCATCGGCAATCCGCAGGGATCGTTGACGCCAACTCTCTGGAACCTGCCAGTGGTTTCCACTCAGGCTATGGCTGCAGGTGAATTCCTCACTGGTGCGTTCAGCTTCGCTGCACAGATCTTCGATCGTCTCGATATCGAAGTGTTGCTGTCGAGCGAGAACGTCGACGACTTCGAAAAGAACATGTTCACGATCCGCGCGGAAGAGCGACTGGCGTTCGCTGTCTATCGTCCAGAGTCGTTCGTAACCGGCGACGTCGAAGGCGCTTAATGGGGGACGGGGAGCTTCAGCTCCCCTTTTCCAGATTGGAGAGAACATGACTGATTTTCTAGAAGTTAAAGCCCTAAAGACTTTTGCTCTCGGCAAAGATCTAAAAACTCGCAAGAGCCCGTCTTTCGAAGTTGAAGCTGGCGAAGCTCGACAGCTGGAAGCACAGGGCCTTGTGTCTTTGGCTGGCAAGACAGATGCGCCTAAGGAAGCGGACGGCGTCACGCCAGAGAATGGCACCAAGCCCAAGCAGAAGGCGAAATCAGATGGCAGTATCGACAAAGACACGTAAGAGGCGGGTAGCCAGCTATATCGGTGCCGGGGTTGTCACTCCAAATCCTCAGCCCGAACCGGAGCCAGAAGTGCCGCCTGAAGGTGGTGGCGATGGCTCTGATTGATCTTGCTGTATTCAAGCGACACCTTCGTGTTTTTCACGACGACGAAGACGATGAGCTGACGCTTTATCTGGTGGCCGCAGAGACTGTTGTCGTTGAATATCTCGATCGCGCGGTCGTCGCAGCGGGTCAAACTCCATCACTTCCTGATGGAATCGTCATTAATCCCGCTGTGTCAGCTGCAATCTTGCTTGTCGGCTCAGACCTTTACGAAAATCGCGAGCCTGACATGGGCGCGAGCGGAGACGCAGTGCTACCACGGCATGTTCGAGCGCTGCTCTCGGCATACCGGGTTTGGCGGGACTAAATATTCAGCGTGGCAGAGAGAATGGGCAGCCAATGTTTGCTTTTGCCCATTTGCCCCAGACCGTCTCAAACCGATCATGTGGAAAGGCCTGCCGGTCTTTGTAAAATGACGCATCCGCATACAGCAGCTTGGTCCTCAATAGCTCCATCATGAAGTTGAGAAGCAAGTGTTTCCTTTTTGTGAGTAAATCGACGACTGGTTCATCTAGATCGGATTCAGAAAATTCACCTGCTTTGTTCGGCAGGTCAAAAATCCTCACGCGCACAAGATGCCTCATGATTGGATCTGGATTCAATCTCCAGACTGATCCACCCGGCTCATCGTAAAACGGCTGAGTATGTTGATGATTGTCGATGACTGCTTCGCAGCATGTAAGAATATTGTTGACGATGTCGGAAAATACGTCGGTCACAACTGAAGTATGTGTGCTGTTCGGCAAGCTAAGAACAAGATTTGACCATCCATGCTTTCTGACAAGCAAGGAAATCTGAAACTCATCAAAAATTTCGTTTTGTTCTGCAATCATCGATACACGCGCGCGGCTGATTGGCGTTTGAATTTTGCTCTAACCGCGCTTCTCCAGTCTTTGCCGCCATATGATCAGACTCGTTCTTTGCTGTCGAGCGAAGGAGGGAAAAATGCCCCACGTCCGCTTCTCCGAAGACTTCGACTGGAAGCCACTCCCGCAAGTCACGATTGCTTATAAGGCTGGCTGGTCCGGCCTTGTGACTACACCGTGCGCAAATTCTGCCGTTAACGCCAACAAGGCTATGCGTCTGAAAACCCCGAAAAAAGGTGAGAAGGATGGCGAAACGTAAGGGCGCAGGCGCGCTCAACAACATCGTCGTCTTTCAACAGCGTGAAGCGGTGCGGGACGAAGGCGGTGGCACTAGCCAAGAGTGGGTAGACAAGTTCGAAACTTCTGCTCGTTTACAACCCCGACTTGGTTCTGAAACCGATATCGCCGCTCGTACCCAAGGTATCCAGCCTTATACGCTTGTTGTCCGCAGTGAACCGAGAACACGAGACGTCACGCCGTCATGGCGCGTGAGAAACAAGCGGACTGGCGTTCTTTACGAGATCCAGTCATGTGCTAACCCCGACGAGGTTAATCAGTACATCGAAATGCGCGCTGTCGTGCGGGGCGGTGGCTGATGGCAACAAAGACTACGGGTCTCACGCAGTTAAATCGCAAGCTTAAGCTTTTGCCTCAAATAGCCCAGGATCTCATTCGAAAAGCCATGGAAAGAAGCGCGGAAGAGATTTGCGACATGATGCGCAATCTTGTTCCCGTTGACGATATGGTGCTTCATGACAGCATTGGCTGGACGTGGGGCAAGGCTCCGCCAGGCAGCATTACAATTGCTTCTGTGGATTCCCTTGTCGGAGATGACACGACGATCACGATCTATGCTGGCAACAAAGAAGCTTACTACGCGCGCTGGGTCGAGTTTGGCACTACGCGCTTTACGAACAAGGGAATGTTCGCCGGCACGAAGAATCCCGGTCAGGGAAAACAGCCATTCTTCTACGTGAGTTGGCGCGCCAAGAAAAAAAGCACTAAGCGCCGCATCAGGTCTGTAGTGACGAGAGCCGCGAAAAAAGCCGCAGCGGGGTATTAAGGAATGGACCCTGTATGGGAACTTCAAACCGCTATCTATGCGCGGTTATCGCAGGATGCTGCGCTGACCTCGCTTATCGGTGCCGACAAGGTTTATGACAATCCTCCCGCCGATCCTAATGGCAATATACCGGCCGCGACCTATCCATATGTTTCATTCGGCAGCGCTTCATCTTCTGATGACAGTGCCGATTGCGTTGATGCGGTCGACGTCACTTTCCAAATTAATTGCTGGTCGTCTCTGCCAAGTCAGAAACAGGTTCGACAAATCGCTGACGCTGTAACCAAAGCGCTTAAACGATGGGAACCTCCACTCACGGTGAACGCACTAGTCACCTTCGATTATTGGCGGACTGACTACATTCGCGCTCCCGGCATGAATCAGGCGTCACTCCAGTACACGGCCGTGATTGAGACGCCGTAACTCGCAGGCTTATGTATGGCTATTACTAAAGTAGTTAGGTACTGCGCAGTTTGTGAGACTGAGCTGGTACCTAAGCAAGGTCGATCGAAATTTTGCATTAGGGCATGCGAACGAGAAAACGAAAAGCGTGTAAGAAAAGAAAAGCGACTAGATACCCCGGGCGCGATTGTTCTTGGTCACCCTTTTTCTTGCTTCACTTGTGGTCGCGAGACGATAGCCACTGGCCCAAAGTCGAAATATTGTGAAGACTGCCGATATGAATCCAGGCTGGCATCGTATCGAAAATACAACAATCGAGACATTGCCAAACAGCGCGCTCGAGAACGACTGAAATTCGACCCTAAATATGCATTAGATAGGCGTATTAGCTGGTCTATTTGGGATTCGATTAAAAACGCGAAAGCCAATCGAAATTGGGAAGACATAGTCGGGTATTCCATCGATGATCTGTCTGCTCACATCGAAAAGCAATTTCTGCCAAGAATGACTTGGGAGAACATGGGGCGTTGGCACATTGATCATATTCGCCCAAAATCATCGTTCACGTACACGTCGGAAGATGACGCTGAATTCAGGGATTGCTGGTCACTCACTAACCTTCGGCCCTTGTGGGCGAAGGATAACGTCAAGAAGAGCAACTCGGCAGATTTCCTAGTTTGATCTTAAATCACAAAACAATCACCAGCTGCCATTTGGCGGCTTTTTTTATATGGAGCGCCACATGGTAGCTGCTACAACGATTAAATCTGGGAAGATCCGCGTATTGCTCGGCAATGACGCGACTCCGATCGTCTACACCAATCCCTGCGGATTCACGCAGCGCTCAATTACAATCACAAAGGGCCTCGAAGAGGTCAATATTCCTGACTGCGAGAACCCAGACCTAGTCGATTGGGTTGGCCGCGACGCAACTAGTCTTTCGATGAGTGTAAGCGGCGAAGGCGTGTTGGCTGCTGAAAGCGTCGACGCATGGCTTGAAGCCGTTGACAGCATCGATTCAGTGCCTGTGAAGGTCGAATGGGAATTCCCATTGAAGACGATTACATGGACTGGGTTCATGCACGTTGAAAGCATGGAGGTTGGCGCAACCAACGGCCAGCGCGCGACGAACAACGTTAGCCTGCAGTCCGACGGCGTTATGGTGCGCACGTCTACGCCGGTCACACCGTAATGAGCCGCGACGCATCTGTGTCGCTCGACTTTGCAGACGGAACTTACACGTTCCGTCTCGCATGGGGCGAGCTTGAAGAACTTCAGGAGAAATGCGACGCGGGTCCTTACGTAGTGTTGGAACGTCTGCACAATCGCTCTTGGCGCATCAAAGATATCAGCGAAACGATCAGGCTTGGCCTTGTCGGCGGAGGTTTGGAGCCCACCAAGGCGCTGACGCTCATTCGTCGATATGTGACCGATCGCCCACCTCTTGAGAATCTGACCCTGTCGCAAGCAGTTCTATCTGCGGGTCTCGTCGGAGCTCCGGAGGAGAAGGTGGGGGAGCAGGAAGCGGCAAGTCAGAAGAAATCGATAGTCTCCCCAATGGAAAACTCAGATTTGCCGCCATCTACGGAAACGGAGCTGCAATAGGCTTTAGCCCGCAGGAAGTCAGGCTAATGTCGATGTGGCAGTATATGGCTGCGCTTGATGGTTACATCAAATCAAATACGCCAGACGAGCCGGGCAAACTGTCAGAATCCGAGAAAGACGATCTTTGGGATTGGCTGCAGGGTGGTTAGTCCTTGAATGGGTTCAAGGATTTGCCGCTAAACGAGCTTTTATCGATCGTGATCTGATACGTCCCTGCTGGGAATTTATAAGGAGCGCAGCGCATTAGAGCTCTCTGCAAGGAATTGCCGACTGCGTGATGCATTGCCCCCTTCTTATATTTCTTAGCAGTGATGTCGACCAATTCACCTCGGCTGTCAATTTCAACCGACATAACAAACTTATCAGATCCATCTATCCCAGATGGCGCATTCCAGCACTTCAAAGCTGCCGCCTGAAAACCTGCATCATCAAGAGCCAATGCCGGTGCCGTGAGTGCTGACAGCGCGATGACGCTTGCAATAATTATCTTCATAAAAGGCCCCCAATGGCAACAGATCTTGAGAAACTTGTAGTTCAGCTCGCTGCTGACCTCAAGGGCTTCGAACGTTCGTTTAATCGTGCAGTCGGCATCACCAACCAAAAGATGGCTCAGGTTGAAAAGCGATCCGATCAGGCAGCCAGGCATATTGAAAGCGCGTTTAACCGCATTTCGTTTGGTGGTCTAAACTCTGCATTGGCTGGTGTTGGCGTTGCATTTGGTGCGAAAGAGATCGCCTCATATGCCGATGAATGGACACGCGCAGGAAACCTTATCCGTTCGGCGGCAACCTCGACAGGTGTTGAGGTTCGATCGCTGGATGAGCTCAAAGAAGGCGCTAATGCTGCACGTACAAGCTTGCAGGATTATACAGAACTCTATGCGCGCCTAATTCGTTCTGCATCGGCCGTCGCTGAATCTGAAAGCCAAATTTCTCTCGCGACTGATCTGGTTTCAAAGGCATTTAAGGCCGGGGGAGCAGCTGCTCAGGAGCAAGCGGCCGGTATCCTGCAGCTTGGTCAGGCGCTAGGGTCTGGCGTATTGCAGGGCGATGAACTTCGTTCGCTGCGCGAAAATGCGCCGATCATTGCTAAGGCTATCGCTGATGAGTTTAAGACAACCATCGCCGGGCTCAAGCAGTTAGGCGCTGATGGCAAGCTAACGTCTGACCGTGTTTTCAAGGCCATTCTCAATGCTCAAAAACCAATTGAAGCACAGTTTAGGGCGACGAACGCAACCATCAAGGACGCGTTCACTCAGGTCAATAATGAATTCCTGTCGTACATCGGCAATGCTGATGCATCGTCCGGCGCAAGTGCCAAGCTTGTAGCTGCTCTTCAGTATGTTGCCGACAACTTCAAGGAAGTGGCTGACGTCGCTGCAACCTTTGCGACAGTCATAATCACGGCTTTGACAGGTCGGGCACTCGGCGGACTGGCTGCAAGTCTTCTTACTGCGCTCGGGTCTCTCGGCAAGTTCCTCACCGCGATGCGAACAGGCGTGCCAATCGTCACGAGCTTTGCCGCAGCTCTCGGGCCTATCGGCTTGCTGGCAGGAGCTGCTGCCGCAGCTGTGTTGTTGCTGTATAACAATATGGATGGTGGCGATCGCGCTGCGAAGTCCTTCACTGAGGCGGTTCGGGGTAATGAAACGGCTCTGAACAATGCGGCCACGGCTTCCCGCAACTACCAAGCTGAACTAGTTAAGCAGATCAGCTTGCAGTTGGAGGCGGCAAAGACGGCCGAGACGCAGGCTAACGCAGATTTCTACTCAGCTTTAGGACGAGCAAATTCGTTCAAAGAATTTACTGGCTTGGAGTTTGCGCCTTTAGAATACGCTGCCAACCAAGCTCAAGCACAGGCAGGTATCCTTAGCCGTGCTGTTGGCGATCTAGAAGTCCAAAAAAAGCGCGCAGAATCCATTCTTGCTTCAACGCCGTCTGGTTATGGCAAGGGCATCCAAACCCCGGCTGACGACAAAGATAAAAAGAAGAAAAAGAAAACGCCGGAAGAGCGTTTCGACAGCGACATGCAGCGTGTCACAGATCGAACCGCCGCACTTATTGCCGAGACTGAGGCTCTTCGCCAACTTAACCCGCTGATCGATGATTACGGTTTTGCTGTTGAGAAGGCACGCACAGAGCAGGAACTGATTAACGCCGCACAAAAGGCCGGCGTAAAAATCACTCCTGAACTGCGTTCTGAGATTGCAAAGACTGCCGAACAATGGGCCTTGGCAACTGCTGAAGCGAATAAGCTTTCGGAAGCACAAGACAAAATCCGTCAACGTGCAGAAGAATGGCGCGACACGGCACAGGACGCCACACGCGGGTTCGTTGATGACCTTATCAACGGCGTGTCAGCAGCAGAAGCTTTAGCTAACGCATTGGATAAGGTGCTTTCGAAGCTGCTGGATATGGCTTTCGATGATATATTTACCAGCCTATTCAAAGGTGGCGGCGGCGGTGGGTTTCTATCATTCCTCGGTATCGGCAAGAAAGACGGCGGTGTCGTTAAAGCTGCGACGGGTGGATTGATCCGCGGACCTGGTGGACCACGTACAGACAGTATTCCAGCGCGTCTCTCTGACGGTGAGTTTGTTGTTAACGCCAAAGCGACCAAGCAGAACCGAACTATTCTTGAGGCGATCAACCGAGGCCGAGATTTGTCACTAGCTAGTGGCGGCATCGCTTCGTTGAAAGCCCCGCCAATGCCGATACTCAGTGCTCCACAAAGATCAGGAGCCGCTGGCCCGATGCGTGTGGATGTTGTGACCCGGTTCGAGAACGACGGCAACTTCCATTCGTATGTTGAGAACGTGTCTCAAAGCACAAGTTCGCGCACAGTCAAAGCATACGACAAGTCAGGGCCAATGCGCTTTGCGCGGGATAGCAAGCAGGCATCAAGGCGGGGTTTAGTGCGATGATAGATCTTCTCTCAACCGTCCGCTTTGTACCGTCTTACCCCCTGCTTAATAATCCGACCAGTCAGACGAAGTTTGGCGGTCGGGTTATTTCGACAGTTGAATTCGTTGATCCGTATCGCACTGTGGATATGGAAACTTTGCCGATGAAGGCCGGCGAGGCGGTTCAGCTTCAGGCCTTCATTGCGGCTGCCAAGGGCGGCATGGAAACGATTGTTTATCGTCCGAAGCACATCTGTATTCCGCGTGCGTATTGGGGTGATCCAACCAACACACACATTACTGGAACGGCGTCACGTGGGACGGTGACTGGTGGCTACACAGTGCAGCTGACCGGCGTTATTCCCGGTTTGCAGTTGATGGACGGCGATATGTTCTCACTGAAGAGTGGCGACTATCGCCAGTTCTTGCAGGTCGCCTACGGCGGTGGTGCTACGGCCGTAAGCACGACGATCACAGTTAAGGTGGATCAGCCGATTGCGTCTTATATCGCAACCGGTGCAACGGCACGTTTCAAGCAGCCCGAAATGAATACCCGACTTGTGAAAGACAGCTTTCAGATGTCAAAAGGTCCGCGACCTACTGCATCTTTCCAGCTGATCGAGGTGCCAAAATAGTTACTTTTCCTTTTTGCTGACCAATGCCACAGGGACGTGAACAGGTCCCTCTATTCGCGTTTTCAAAGGTGAGCACTTTCTGATCAGCAGCATCGCTAAAACACCAAGGCTAGCATCGGTTGATTTGCTGCGATAGGAAACAACAGCATGTTTGATAACGCCACCTTTAGCCAAGTCTATACTGACGATAGCTAGCTGTTCACCCGGACGAGCGCCCATTTTAGATAACGTCGACATACACTGAGTAAGTTGAAGCCGTAGATCTGAGATCTCTTCGTTTGTGTATTTCGGCGTGGTTACGCAACCAGCCAAGCTAAGTGCGATAAGTGGAACTAAGATCTTTAAAGCGCCCCGCATTTGAAAACCTTCATATCAGACTCAAGTTAAGATCGGTTATCACATGGCTTTCCCAACTCGTCTACAGCAATTGCTGGAAGAGGGGCGCATTGTTGTGCGCTCTCTTGGCGAATTCCAGTTCGGCACGGGCTTCTGGTATATGTGGAACGGCTCGTCCGAGTTCACTTGGAATGGCAACACGTACATTCCAAACCAGCTGATTGTGATTGAAGAACCGCCTTATCAGATGGGTGCGGAAGCTCTGCCGATCACCATCACCATGCCGACGGCAGCGGATTACGGTGTGACGCCTGATAAGCTCGCACAAATTGAGAGCGTCGACTACAAGGGCCGAACGGTTATTTTGTCGGATGCTTATTTTGATCCGGACACGCGCGAACTGCTGCACGTCGAGCCGATGTATCGAGGTTTCATAGACACCATCGATCACGAAACCGATGGCGGCGAAATGGTTCTCAAAGCCAATGTGGAAACGTCAGCTCTGGAAAACCATCGTGACGGCTATCGCACCGCCTCGCACGAAGATCAGCAGCTTATCTCACCGGGCGATAAGTTCTTTGAATATGCCTCAGTGGTGAAGCGAGAAAATTTCCACATCACAGCACCGTAAGGATCGCCATGCGACATCCGGAATGGGAAAAACGCCTCGTGGCTGTCACGGAGGCGCACATAAACACGCCTCTGGTCTGGGGAAAGTCCGATTGTCTTCTCACCACATCCGACGCGATTGAAGCGGTTACAGGCATCGAACCTGCTTCTGAAGTGCGCGGCAAGTACAAAAGCCGTGCAGGTGCTTATCGACTGATCAAGCAGCGAGGCTTTGCCAGCTTAAGCGCCGTTCTGGCTGATCATTTCGAGGAAACGCCTGTTGCGATGGCGCAGCGGGGTGACGTTGGTATTTTTGAGAAAACTGTTGGCTACTTCTGTGAATACGGCTTCGCGGTGAAAGGCGAGGACGGTTTGCGCTTCCTGCCACGCACAATGGCCGAGAGGGCCTTCAAGGTTTCCTGATGTTTTACATTCTGGCGATTTTATTCGCGCTGTTGGCAACACCTGCGGCGGCGGACCCTGTTTCTATTGTGACAGGTCTTGTTGGCCTTGGATCGTGGCTGTTCGGCGGTACTGTCCTTGCAAACATTGTGCTTGGCGGACTTCTGGTCGCTGCAAAATACGCGCTCACGTCGATCTTTCAGCAGACGCCTAAGTCTTCAGCCTCTGCGACAGAAACTAAATATGGTGAAAATCTCGTTCGTGAAGTCGGCCTCGGCGTATTTGGCACAATGGGGCATCACGTCTATCGCAAT